CCTAGCTTAATACCATTACGATAAACGCCTTCTACAAGACCTACAGTATATGTAAGTGTAAAAGATGTTTGTCCAGAAGTTGCCGTAAAGTCTTGAATATTTAATGTACTAGAGCCGGGAGGAGACGCCCAAGAAGCAGTTGTACCATTAGATTGAAGTACGTATCCAGAAGTACCAATACCAAGCCGACCAGCAGTGTTTGTGCCGGTACCAATAATTAAATCGCCAGTTGTAGTAATTGGGCTTAAGTTATTAAACGCAGTAGCGGCAGTAGTTCCAGCAGTTCCACCAGCAGCAATAGGTAGTGTGCCAGCAGCTAAAGCAGATGAAGATGTTGAATAAAGAGCATTGTTAGCTGCAGCAAATGTAGTTAAACCTGTACCGCCGTAACCGGGGGCAATAGTGCCACCATTCCAAGTTCCACCTGAAATAACTGTAGATGCTAAGTTAAGTGCGTTTGTACCCCAGTCAACCGCTGCTGGAATAAATGAGTAAGAACCCCATGAACCTGCAGATGTAGAAATGCTTGTTGCACCCATCTGAGTAACACCGCCAGAAGGCACAAATTCTACTGTAGCGCCAGAGTTATCTTTTACAGTCAAACCACCAGAAGAGTTATTAACAAAAATAAAACTTTGTCCCAAAGCCATGGTAGTGGCATTTGGAAGTTGGAATGTTTGGGTTGTAGACCCTGTTAAAAGCTGGGTTCTTGCTGAAGCTACAGTTAATACTGTTGTGCCTGCTGCAGCTGTTACTACGTTTGCATTTGCAATGTAGTTATTAAACGATATATTTTGATTGGCATCTCTTAGAACAACAGAGTTAGCGCCAGAAGATGTAGTGACACCAGTACCGCCATAAGCCACAGGAATTGTTGTTCCATTCCATACTCCAGAAGTGATTGTGCCTAAAGCGCTGACATTATTAGACCCATCAAGGTTTACAGATTTTTCAGCGGGGTATGTAACAAATACGTTAACTGTACCGCTAAATGTAACTGCAGAACCAGAGTTTGAAGATGCTAGGATTGTTGTACGAGTTAATGTTCCACCAGTAGCATATGTACCAATACCCACTTCCCAATTACCAGTAGTGTCTGTAGCACCATAGAAAGTAGTGTTACCGTTTCCGATAACAGAGAAAGACTGATAGCCTGTAACGCTTCCGCTTAATGTGAAACTTACGGTTGTATTAGCAGTACCAGTCTGTTGTACCCGGTCATTAACTACTAGAGCCATTTAAGACTCCTTAGCTTGTAGCGGTTGTGCTATATGTAACGCTTACAGTATCGCCAGCAGTTGTAGTCTTAGCTGTTGCAAAGTTGCCTTCGGAGTACAAAGTACCCGCTGTAGAGCTTTGAGTACTAACAGCACCAGAACCTGTAACTAAGAAGCAACCATAAACCGTACCGCCCGCACCAGTAATAGTGTAAGTAATTGCAGTAGCTGTTGAAGTTGTTACGTTAGATGGTGTAGCACCGCTTGAAGTAGAAGCGCCAAATACGGCTGTACCACGAACTGCAGAACCGCCAACTGTGTAGTTAATAAATTCGGCGGCGTTAGTAGTAACCAAAGTAGTCATGGTATCAGTAGCGGCTGGAGTCAAGCTAACCTTAGTTAAACCTAAGAATGGTCCAACTGTTGTATATGTACCAGAAGTACGTAACAAGGTATCAAGCATTAACTGCTTACCAATAGCAACTACTAGGTTAGGAACTTGCTCTTCCCACTTTAAATTGCCTTGTGCATCACGGCACTCAACATGATAGTAGCCTTCTTGCGTCATTCCTTCCGGAATAGCTACATTTGCTTGTAACGTCGCTACAGCGTTATCGCCACAGCTTGCTAATTCTTTTTGCATAATTGCTCCTAGCTAATTCTAATAATGGCGTTAGTCGCCGTGGGTGTTGGGAAAGTTATTGTAAATGTTCCTGCTTGGGTATTAGTCTTATCCGAACCAAAATCCAATACGCAAATAGACGCATTTGTATTGCTATTATAAATCAGAGCCGCCCTGGTAGTAAAGCTAGCGCCAGTCCAAATTACGGGTGCAAATGATATATAGGCAGTATTGCTATTTAAATCCCCAACTGGAACTTGGGTTATTGTTAAGGGTTTACCACCAGCTGTATAACCAGCGCCAGTTATTTCATTGGCAGTAGTGTAAGTAGCCGTAGCATTGTTCAAAGCCGCATTACCAGTATAGAGCGCTATCTTATATGTATAAGGGGTACCAGAAGCAAAGTTTTCAAGCCCGCTAAGTAGGTTTACTTTAAATTGGGTCGTTTGACCTTGCGTTATAGACATTAAGGCCTAGCTCCGCTAACGTTAAGTTTAGTCTGGCCATCTCTGTAGAAATCACCACGATCAAGCCCCTCGCTAAGACGAACAAGTTGCTGTAAAGCCTCTTGGTATTTAGATTCGTAATAGCCAATTAAGTCTTGCTCGCCCTTCATAAATAGCATAGCTTCACGCATAGAACCGTAAAACAAAACCGGGTCGTAGTTATCGCCGAGCCAGCTTGTTCCAGCTGCATTTGATACGGAGGATACTGGAATAGAAAAACCGGCACCAGTAGAACCAAGGGAAGAACAAGAAAGAATATCTCCAGCCACATAGAAATTGCCGCCAAACTTAAGGCTAACATTTGTTACAACACCGCCAGCAACAACAATATCAGCAGTTGCATTAGCGCCGGAGCCGCCTGTTAAGGCTACGTTTTGGTATACGCCGTTAGTATATAAAGAACCGGCAGTAATAGTGCCTAGCGTGGCAATTTGACCCTGAACAATAGTTGGCGGGTAGTAGAAATAGTGCATCTCTACTGTGTAGTTAGCATCTGGTGTTGGGGCTACCATCAGTGTCATTTCATTGACGTTGGATAGCTGTGAACCAAATAAAGCGTAATACCTTGGAACCCCCTGCGGTGTACCCTGGTATGTTGGGCTTGTGTACACAACCGAGGGGTACGCTTCCCGCAAAAAGTTAACATCTTTGTTAAGCAGGTAGTTATATCGATTTGTAGAATCAATAACAGCTAATGAATAATTAGCCAACCAATCGCTAGGCAGTGAAATATATTGGTTAGCAGCAGTTAGTGTACCTGTTACATTTTTGCGTAGCGATGGTAGGTTTACGGAGTTATATATGCGATCTTCAGCTTCCTGAACAAATACAGGAATGTTAGCCACAAACAGCTGTTCAGTATTCTCAGCGTACGCTTGGATCGAGTTATATAACGTTTCGTAGTTCATCAGGGTTTACCCTTAAGCCATTGGCCCACGTGACATTTTACCTTTAGTCTGAGCTTTACCACCGCGCATTTCAATGCCAGAAGTCTTGGTAGGCTTGTAGTTACCCTTACTAACGTTAGCAATAGAGATATTCATCTCATCCATGTAATCTTTACCGGATTCTGTAGATTCAGCTGGCAGTTCATTACCAACAGCCTTACCACTCATTGTATGGGGCTGTGCGTATTTAGATGCAGGTTTGTTGTTAATAGCCATGATTATTTTCCGTTTGCTTTAACTTTAGCCAAGTTACGGCCCATTGATAGCATGTCTGCATCGGTTTTACCGCCAGCAGTGCCCTTACCAACTTTTTTACCCATTTCGATGCCAACATCTGAACCGGAATCGCCAAGGTTTTTGCCCTTAGTTTTACCTTTACCTGTTATGCCATCGGCTGCGCTTTTATATCCCATGTCCTACTCCTAGTTAATTGTTACTGTTCCAACTTGCCCTTGCCCAACCAAATAATTCGGCGTTTCATTGTAGTCATACCCCTGTCCTACAGGATTCCAACCCCACTGAGTATCTCGGCTGCCTCCAGCCTGATACCCATACGCCGTCAAACCTGACTGTACATAACTCAAATCCCGTCTTGGTTCCCGTACTGCCTGGGGATCGTTGATAGGATACATCCCTAATTGTAACTGAGGTTGATCAGGGTCCCAGCAGGTATTACAGACTTTTAGCTGGTAGGGTTTCGTCTTTATGATTTCCGTACGTAACTCAACCAACTTATATCTAAATGCACACCGATCGCACTCTGCAATTGCATACTTACCAGAAGCAAACTTATTAGGCATTAATAACCCCCAATAAACATCCTACGTGGTACAAACCGAACTGGGGCTTTTTCTCTATCTTCTTCTGACGCTAACTGAAACTGCTGCTCATAATCTGCCTTTAAACCGGCGATGCGCTGGGGGTCTACTCCTAGTAGTTTGATTGACAAATAATACGCCAAACCAGCAACTAAACAGTTAACAAAACGAAACGGAATATCTTGGATATTTACACCATCCCCAGCGTCTTGAATACGACGCAAACGCCAATACACAAATTGGTATGGTTGTGACCCATCTGGTGTAGGCCAGACTGACACCGCTGGAAGATTTTGAACGTATATACTTGCGCCTGAAGTGTGAGCTGCTGCAGTTGTATTCGCTTGCCCACGAGCACAGAAACCTATTTGGTTTCCAGATACATAGCCATAGGCGATGATCTCATTGTCAATTTGAATAAAACCGGCTGAAGCCAGGTTAGTTGTGTCAGAAAGAGTAATTGTTGTGTCTGTTGCTGAAATGGTAGAAGCTAATGTATACGTGCTATTGTTTGGCTGGCCAGATAAACGTTGAATCCAGACTTGAATTGGCCTACCTTGGGATAGCTTGTTTGGGATTGTTGAATAAGTAGATACTGAAATTCTGGATATATTTATATCCGTTTGATTAGATGGGCTATTTGCCTGTGTACGAATCTGGTGCTCTAAGAGGTCAATAGTATCTGTAGGCAACGCGTAGGTAGTTTGTCCTTGAACTAAATTAATAGTTCCCTGCTCAATAGTCCACATGTTAATGCCGCGGTTTGCCCACTCAACAGTTAGCAAATTCAAAGAACGTCTTGCAGTTCTAAAGTCGTAACCAGAACGTAGCTCTTTACCGCAGCGCTCAAACGCTTCCTCAATCAGATCATTTAAATCTAGATTAAATAACGTAGTGCCTGTGGTAAGAGGGGATGGTACGGTCATCACTTAGCCTTTTTTGTACGGGCAGTTTTAGCAATAGTTGCTCTAGACGGCAAAGTTCTTGTTTTTTTAACAGCCGATTTCTTTACCGGCGTTTCTTCCGCTTTTGATTCTACAGGGAAAGGCCATGCTTTATACGCAATGCTACCGACATCTACTTTAATTTTAGGCATGTAGCCAAGTTTGTCAAATAACCAAGTAATAACAAAACTCATTTCTTCAACCCTTTCAAGGTTTCCGCTAGCCTAGCCCGCTTACCCATCTTGCCGGGTTTTTTTGCAGCTGCAGCCAGTTTGCTAGACGGAATCTTTTCACCTTCTGGCACACCCAAAGCTTTATGTAAAGCGCCAGGTTTCTTGATAGCTCCCGCGATCCAGTTGGTTTTACCGCCTGCTTTTAGAGCGGCCGTAGCCTTTGGTTCTTTAGCAGGGTTAATATCACCCATACCGCGAGAAGCTCTCATTTCATCTTACCGCCTGTACAAAACTTCTGTACAGCTTCAGTGTGTACGTCATGGCCTGCCTTATGCTCTTGGAAGAACTTGTGGTGTGGCAAATGGCCTGCGCCGTGTTTAGCTGCAGCAGCGTCGTGGCTTTCAAACTGAGGAAACTTCTCCACATCTTTAGCCATTGTTTTTGGTCCCATTGTTTCTTTCATAATACTTTTCCTTTAGTTAAACCACGTTGAGCAATACCACAACCGCGAACTTTACCGCCCGCTTTCATTGCCATTCCAACGGAGTAATCCGGGGTATAGCTAGAAGATTTTGCTTTAGCTTTAGGCATGTCGCTACGATCTTTACGAGTCATTAGCGCAGCGCCTCCTTTTGTTTCTGCCTTAGTAAAAGCTTTAGCGCCTTTCGAAGATGCCTTAGCTTTGGCTTTTTCTTTTGGCATTGGCACGTTATCTAAGCGAGGTTCTTTATCAATATCTGTATTGGCATAATCCAACGCCATAGCGCGAGTATTGTCATCAATCATTGAGTTTTTACCTTGTGCGGTGTCAGTTTCTACATCGCCGCCTTCATCGTAACGTTTTGCTTTACCGCCTTTTTTAAGTTTGGTAAGGTTTGTACCCTTGCCGCCCTTATGCTCTTGCGCATCATGCATACGGAATGCTTTTTTCACAATAGCCTTATCTTGCTTGACATCGGCTTTCATGTCTTCTTTCATATCACTCTTTGCCATATTATTTCCTTACTTTACAAATTTTTCAAATAACGCCACAATTAAACCGCCAAACAAAACTGCAATTACATTAAATACAGTGTGCATGGTTCTTCTACTAGCGGTTTGTTCTCCAAGTAATCTCTGTATTTCCGCTAAGCATTTTTTTACTTCTTCCATGTCTTTAACAAGTTTATCCATATCCGCCTGTAAATGCTCAATATCATTAGCATGTGTTGCCAACTCTCTGGCGGTTTCGATTGGGTTAATGTTGTTCATTTTGAGCCACAAGCCCATCGTTTTAAACTAGCTGCCTTACGAGTAGGGCGACCTTTTTCGTCTTTCATTGGACCCGGCATACCGGACATACGAGCGCAGAATGACTTCTTCCTAGCCCCACCTTCAGGCTGTGGAGCCTTTAAATTACTACCTGTAGCTGCATTATACTTAGCGCGGCCTTTAGCAGTGAGACCAGCCCCTTTCGAGACTGGAAGTTTCTCACCACGCCCAACTGCGAGAGATGGGGTTTTCTTAGCCATAGAATGCAGTAACAAAACCAATATATGTCATTTGAGCGTATGCCCCTAGCTGAGTTAATACACCTTCACCAGGTATACTTACTTGTTGTGTAGAAGTAGCCCCTGTAAGGGTATCAAAAGCCATTAACCAACGAGCAGGGTTTTGATTTACTGTAAAACCTGTTGGATAAGCTACTACATAATAACAAGTTGTTCCACCTGATACTGTTCCAGAATTAGGGTCTGTAATAGTAAAAGTATTTGCATCAGTTACTGTAATTGTCCAGTTGCCATCAGTTGCAGAAGCACCAGAAGCACTTAAGTACCCAATACCAATTTGAGTGCCTGTACTTAATCCGTGAGCAGTTTTTGTTACTGTAACTGTTGTACCTGAACGGGCATATACAGCAGATATTGGGGCTGTTAAAGTATCAAATAGCATTAGTGTACCCGCCTGTCCAGCATTACCAGAATAGGTTAGCTGTTTAAGACGAGTTCTATTTACTGAACCATTAAGCACTAAAAAACCTGACTGGTTAAGGTGCGAGGCCTTTACGTCATATTGCATTGTCATAATTAATCTCCTAAATTTTAAAAAAGGGGCGGTGTTTAGGACACTCGTTTAAGCGCAAGAACCTTCAGATCTGCGCCCCATTATTCGATTAATTAGTCAAAGTTACCGTATGGGTATGTTGTAGCATTACCAATGTTGTAGTCGGCTTGTGTAT